AGTGAGAGTGGAGATGTTGTCACCCGGCTGTGTTGCACTGTCTGCTAACGTGCCTTGTGCAGCCGTTGCATAGTCAACAGCATCAGTGGTAGCTGCCGTGCCCAACCCTAAGTTGGTACGAGCTGTAGCAGCACTGCCGAGGTCAGATAGGTTGTTACCTGATAACAAGAAACCAGCAGTAGAAACAGCACCGTTAACCCAAGAACTGCCATCATAGATGCGAGTGACACCAGTTGTAGTGTTGTAATACCAATCCCCTGCCGTAACAGCGTCCCCGTTTAGGTCAACACTTGGGTCAGATGCTTGTGCGCCAAGGTAAAGCCCATCAATGGCTTCCTGTGCAGCCTCAGCAGCCGTTTGAGCCGCTTCAGCAGCCGTCTGTGCATTGGACGCAGCAGTGGCTGACGTGGAGGCATTAGAAGCTGACGTAGACGCTGCGCTTTCCGAGGCAGCAGCATTGGTTTCACTGGTGCTGGCTGCACTGGCTGAGGCAGCGGCGTTTGTCTCTGATGTTGATGCAGCAGAGGCTGAAGCAGCAGCGTTGGTTTCTGACGTTGCAGCAGCAGACTCAGAAGCAGCCGCAGCGGTTTCACTGGCAGCAGCAGCCGTCTCAGATGCAGCAGCGTTAGTCTCTGATGTTGAAGCAGCAACTTGTGCAGCCTGTGCAGCATCCTTAGCAGATGAACTATCAACAGAACTGTTGTATGCGTTTTGTGAATAGGTGAGAGAATTGCCTGCGTATGTTGATGCGTTAGCGGCACTACCTGAAGCAGCAGAAGCTGAAGAAGCAGCAGCCGAAGCAGATGAAGCAGCAGCAGTAGCTTGCTCAGTGACAGCAGTTAGGGTAGCATCAGTAGTGCTATCGCCTGCTCCACCAATCCCCCGAAATATAGCCATTACTCTTCTCCTGTGTCAGCCTTCTTTGGGCGTCCTACTTTCTTAGGTTCTTCTTTTTCCGAATGAACTTCTTCGTATTCGTTGTGCTTACGCATCTGTTCAATGTCATAGTCACTGCTAAAAGTGAAGATTACATCAGGTGCGTTCTTTGCTCTAAACTGTACTTCCATTCTTTAATTACCTCTCGTGTAAATAATTAAACAAAGGAAAGGGAACCCCCTATGGAGGCTCCCCTTATTTGCCAGCCTTAAGCCGGAACAGCGATAGCAACAGCCGACAGGTCGCGCAACTCAGCCACGCCATACAGCATGTCCGAGGTGAACAACGTGCCCAAATACTCTTGCTTGTACTGGGTTTGCGAGCGAACACCCATCTGCTCGGCAAGAACAAAAGCGTCCTTGTGGAACATCAGAGCAATACGCGAGGTGGCAGTCGTAGCCGTGTCGCAGTTGGTAGACACAAACACTTTCGTGCCGTACACGTCACCAATCTGACCGTTACGAATGGTGTTACCACCGCCCACTTCACCAACAAAGGCTTGCTCGGTGAAACGAGACAGACCCATCAAGGTGTTACGAGCAGCCGGGGGAACAACCAAGTAGCGGCTGTCCATCGGAACGTCTTGGTCATCCAGCGTCTGAATAACTTTACGGATGCCAGCGTCGGTCAGAGCCGTGCCCACATTCGTGCCGTCAACATAAGCCGTAGAGCCGTCGCCACCCAACACAGCAGCGTCATAGTCAGCGTCACCAGCGGTGCCACCTTGAGCGCCACGACCCAGTTGGATGATGTCGGTGTCCACTTGCTTAGCCAAAGCGTAGCCAGCGTCATCGGTGTAGAACCGACGCAGCGAAGCCAGTGCTTGAGCTTCCGTGATGTCCTCAATCAAGCGGCTATACTCATAGTGCTTGTTCACCAAAACCTGTTGCTCAGATTCGGTGGCAGCAATGAGCGTCACTTGGGTGGAAGCAGCCTTAGCAGACGCCGAGCCACGGGTGGGCTTCGGAATATGCAGGGTGTCACCCTTCTTGCCCTTGAAGGACATCTTGTTAACGAGGTTAGCCATAACAAGGTTTTGCTTGTAGGCTGCGATGATTTCATCAGACCACAACTCAGGGATAAAGGTTGCTGCGGTCGTATTGGTTACATGGTTAGTACCTAGTGCCATGATAATTTCCTTTCAAAATGGTTTTTAGCGTACTCGTCCTTCCGCATAAGCCGCCATGATTTCGGGCTGTAAAGCCTCGTAGCGGTCGCGGTCACGAGCCATAAGTTCAATAATGTCTTGACGCCGATAAACCTTCTTGCTAGACACCTCACCAGTACCTTTAGCCGTGCCAGTGGAAGCGGTCTTGATGGCTTGTTTCCGACCAACCTCTTCAATCTGCTTGGTTGAGGACACCAGTTGTTGTCTCTCTTTCCAAGTTGAAAGAAGTTCGTTTGCTGAATCAAAGTCAAACTCTGCATCAGCGCGTCGGAACATCTCTTTCCTAACCTTACTGTTATTAACCCAGTCATGGAAGTCCGTGGAGGTAACCACCTCTTGGAAGTCCGGGTGAGTTGATTTCAGTGTGGCTAGTGCTTCAGCCTTCTTCATCTGTGCCGCAAGCATTTCTGCCTGCTTCACCTTTGGATGCTTCTCTATTGCTTGCTGAACATACTTGTCAGGGTTGTCAAAAAAGTCTACTTCGTCTTCTTGCGGGGCTTGTTCTTTTGAGACGGTTTGGCTTTTGATAAACTCATCAACAATACGCCGTAGTTCTCCAACCTCATTACCTTGTTTGCCAATCAGCTTCTCAGCCTCTTGGTGCATCTGAATGATGTCTTTGATGTCTTTGTTGCGATAACGCTCAGGTAGTCCTTCTTCTTCAGAAGCCTCTTCCTGCGCTGCCTCAACAGGCTCTTCTTCGGCTACTTGTTCTGTTTGGTCTTCTTGAAGGGTATCAAACAGTTCTTCTTGTTTACCTTCTTCCTCGTCAATAAATGTTGCCATATTAAACTCCGTGCTAAAAGCATTATGGAAAAATACTATATGGTTATATAACCAACCACTGATATTTGCGGCAAAAATTAGCCGTTATCAGCCTTTCTTTCTTGTGCTATCTTCTCGTTCCTCTTGCGCTCCCATGAGTAGTAAGCCCCGGGAAAGCTCCCAGTAACCCCTTCCAGCTTTACCATAGGTGTGCTAACGATACGATAGGCGGGTGCATCGCAGATGTTGCAGCGGATTGTCCGAACTTCTTCGTCCACGTAAGCCTCTGCGATGTGTGTTCCACAGTCAAACTCATAGATTCGCTTCATTGTTTAGCCTCCTCATAACCAGCCAAAATTGACTCTTCGTAGGCTAAGACCCGCTGAATCGCTTCTACTTGCCCTCTACGGAACCAAAACTGTTTTTCATCAGGAATGGTAGTGATGTCTCCCAAAATCTCTAGGTTGTCGCCTATGTCCTCTAGGAATTGTTTCCATCCACTGGTAGAAAACAGTTCTAATAAACTTTCGTAATACTCTTGTAAGTCTCTGTCCATGTCTGTTTCCTCTCTAGGTAGACATGGCGTATTATACCACAAATAGTATTATTTGTCAAGTGTTTTTAAACCTATTGTTGCATTTTACCAGCCATCTGCGTCATGGCAATGCGTTCATTTGAATCAATGTCCTTCTCCTTGAGCATCAACTCAGCAATCTTGGCGCGACGTTCAAACTCTTTGTCGTCTGCCCCACCGTCCTCTAGGTTGGTGGCTAGGGCAGCAGCCAGCTTAGCCTGTGCCACCTGCGGCTCCACCTGAGCCTCCACAAGGTACTTCTGTGCCCTTGCGGAGTTCTCTTGCGCCTGACTCTGTAGCACACCAACTTGAGCTTGTGCCGCCTGTAGCTGCAACTGCTGTTGCTGCTGTTGAGCTTCTTGCTGTTGTGGGTTGGGCTGCAACATCTGCTGCAACTGAGCCATCAGTTCTTCACGGTTGGATAGTCCCATGTTGTCAATAACCGACATAACCAGCATTGGGTACATTGGGCTGTCCTGTCCAAGGGTTTGGAGAAGTTGAACCAGTTGTGTTACCTCGTATTCACGGGCGATAACACCCAAGGTGCTGCTTGGTACAAACTTGAAGTCCTGAACCGGGTAGTTGTCAGGGTCATACTGCATGTAACGCCAAGCGGTCTTCTGAATCATAGGAATCAGGAAGTTCTCTTGGAAGTTAATCAACGTGCGCTTGTGACGCTTGATAATCGCCCCAAGTGACATTGACACAGCACCTGCCGCAGCCTCACCATTGATGGCACCCGGAATACCAGCGGCGTCAATCGCCCCAGTAGCCATCTGAACCATCTTCATCAGGTCACTGGCTTGGCTGAACGTCACTTGGTCTAACGAACCAAACCTGAATGGCGTTAGAATCTCGTTAGGATTGCCGTTGGTAAGGATTGTTTTACCGGGGCGTACCTCCAGCTTAGCACCACGAGGCATACGAGAGGCATCCATAGCCAGCATGGGATGCACCGTCAGAGCCAAGGCGTCAATACGTGCTCGCATCTCAGCGTCCAGCGCCTTTTGGCTGTTATATCCCTTTTCACAGATGCCACGTCCCCAAAAGCGACCGGGCACAACGTCCCACGCAAAAGCAACCACAGGACGGTCTTGCATCATGAAGGGATTCTCCTCCACCTTCAGCAGCACACCGCCGTTGCCAATAACAACCATTGCCTCAATGTAGCCTTCGTCTTCGTCGTCCTCTTCCTTCTCGGTCAGGTCGTCGTCATCTTCAGGCTCGTTCATGGCAGCGTTGAACAAATGCTTGGGCACCAACCCGTAATACTTGGTCAGCCGAACTTTGTCATCGTCAAACGTGCTTAACTCTTTGTCAGCCTCTAGGTCGGTGTCTTGATATGCTTCACCAACGTCCTCATCACGGTAGATGCCAGCCTGAATAGCCATATCCACTTGGTGCTTCGGTACAAACTCATCAATGGCTACACCCAGTGCGTCCTCAATGGAGGAAGACACGGGGTCAATGAGGAAGTTCTGTGGCAGGATGGGTTTTAGTTTGACAACAACACGAGGGGCTACGTTCACGCCGACAGCCTGCATGGCACCATCCATGATGGGCTGCGTTGCTGGCTTCATCTCCTGAATCTCGTCAATCACCAACTCAGCCATACCCGTGCCAAACACTGCGCTGTTCAAAATGCACTCAGCGACAGCCTTGCGGGTCTTGGTGAATTGAAAGTCCTCCATGAGTTGCTCACGGAGATAAGCCACATCACGGTTGTCTTGGTCTTTGCGGTCATCCTTGATGTCAAACCACTTGCCCCGACCAAAGGTAGCCTCTTCAACCTCCGACACAGCAGACTCAACGGCTTGCTGCAAGGCGGGGCTAATCAACCGAGAACGCTCGCTTTCACGGGTCTTGTCCTCAGCAGCCCAAATGCCACGCCACAGGCGGTAGTACTCGTCAAACTTCTCTTGATAGTTGCTCTGATAGTGGTCGCGCCAGCGTTCCACCTTGTCCATCACCCAGTTCTCTAGCTTCTGAGAGGTGAATACGTCTTTATTGTCATCCATGTGTTTTCCTTACTTTAGTAGAGGGTTCTGTAGCCCAGTGTTTCTTAAATTCTCAATTTGTCTAAGCAACTTATCATCAATAAAACCGGTTGTTAAGTTTGTTTCTAATGACCTCATTGCCGGATTTGTTGGGTTTCTAGTGTCTGTTACGTTTTTCAATCTAGCCCACACAGGTAGAACATCATAAGCCATTAAAGTTTCGTCTAATGTTCCGATGCCTTGTCCGGGGATACCTGTATTGTATGTAGGGTGCCCTGATTTATCAAAAATAGGTCTGCTTGCGAATATTTCACCTACATTTTTTAATTCTGTACGAGCGCTTGCTAATTGCGTTGCGTCCGACACAGCCAAACGAGCCTCTGCTAAACTTAGACCGCCTTTGTTTCTAAAATCAACATCCATTTTATTTTGGATTGCTTTTCTAACATCTCCTGAGACATTTCTAAACTGTTCCAAACTAGCTGGATTTTCTACGCCTTTCCAATCAGGTATAAAATCTTTGATTGCTTTATTTAATTCCCCTCTTGTCTTTTTATCCATAGCAGCGGCAGCATAGCCAAGCATGGCTTCTCCTGTCATGGTGGCATAGTCACCGCCTGACGGAGCCATTGTCCACGGCATCCAAATCGGGTTTGTTTTATACTTTTTCTTTAGCAGTTCTGCAACTTCTAAAATATTACTAGCAGGTACTTTATCTGCCGCCCAAACTTGACCGGGGTTTTCAAACATAAACCCTTGACCACCCCTTAGGTCAACTCGTAAAGGAACACCGTTTATATCTACCAATACCCCACCAGCAGCGGTTCTATCAGAATATTGAGTTAAGAACGGGCGACCTTCAAATTCTTCTAGTTTAACTTTTGGAACTGAAGGATTAGCACGTTCTTCAACTTTTGTTGTTAATATTTCAGCACGAGGCGAGTCTTCTTTTCTAGTGAGATAACGAGTGTCAAAACCTTGTTTACCGGGTTTAATCAAACGTGTAATGTTGGGTATAAACGGAAGAATACCTAAACTTGATAGTGCAGCCTCACCATAGTTACCAGCCATAAGTGCTTCATAAGCGTCTTTGGCAGACATAGCATCGCTAAAACCCGGCGTAAAATCTGCCGCAAATTTCAGATAGGCTTCTGCTTCAGGGTCAGAGACAGCAGTGTCGCCTCTACTTCCTAAGAGTAGCCCTGCTTCGGGGTCGTCAAACATTCCAGCCATATTTTCTCCCTTAATATCCTGCTACGGCGTCAAGCATTTCGTAATCGTCTTCTTCAAAGTCGGTGACATAGCTAACCTTAGCAAGCTGCTCTATGTATGAAAGAGAATCAACAAGGTCATCATGCACCAAATGGTTAGGAAATTGGAAAAGTTGGTCAAGAAACTCATGGTTCCACTCCCCCTTGTTCAAAATAACATATCCATTCTCAAACCGCCCTTGCAAACTCCACACAATGCGGTCAGTTTTCTTCTTATTCCCGTGTGTAAGTTCGTCTACGCGGAAGAATGTCTGATTTCGGCGCATAATGTCGCTGATGTACGGCATAACAGCCTGCTTTGCTATTCCTTTTTCAATTCCTACGGCGACTGGCTCGTATTTACGCACAGCATCAAAGATTTTCTGCGCTGTTTTCTTCACATCCCAGCGTCCATAGATGATTTCTTTCACATACCAACCATCTTCATTCACCTTTACAACACTAATAGCGGTATTATCCAGTCTTTTGTTCTTAACCTTCTTAGCGCCTTCGTCTTCAAAGCCAGCTAAGTCAATGGCAATGTAATAATCACCCCTGTCAGGCTCGTCTTCGTCAAACTTTACCCATTCCTCTTTAAATAGTTCACCACCCATTGCTTCAAAGGAAGCCATAAACTCCTGACGGAAGGCAAACGACGACATGCTTTTCTTAGCTGCTTCAATTTCTGCTGCATCCAAGAGTGGGTTATTGAAAGAAGTAAAATGGAAAGATGCAAAAGAGCTGTCATCTCCCTTTTCACCATAGAGATAAAGGTCATAGAAGTGATTCCTTCCCATTGGAGTGCCGATGAAGAGCGCCTGTCCCTTTTGGTCGGCTAGTGCAGGACGTAAGATTTGTTCCCACACTTCAGGCTTCATGTCGGCATACTCGTCCATTACAAGAAACTTCAGCGATACACCACGCATTGTCTCAGGTCGGTCAGCACCTTTTAAAGAAATTGTGGCTCCATTCACAAGTTTTATCTGTAAGTTATTAACGTGACTCCCCTGTATAACAGGATGCCCAACTTCCAACAGGGTTTGCCACATAATGTCACGGGCTTGTCCTT